ATTGTTTCAATAATTTGTGGTAAATAATCAATTAATTGTGGAATTGCTTCTGCTAATCCATTAATTAAACCAATTAAAAGTTGCACACCTGTTTCAATAATCAATTGTATATTATTAAGCAATACTTCAACAATTTGTGTAATAATTGTTGGTAACATTGAAATTAATTGTGGAAGTGCGTCTGATATACCTTTAATTAATGATAATAAAACCTGAATACCAACATCAATTAATAAAGGTAACATTGACATTAAACTTTGTACAATTTGTGGTATTAATTGACTTATTGCGTCTGTTATTTGTGGTAATACATTCAATAAACTTGTAATTGTAGTTTCAATTGCTTGTATTAATATAGGCAAACTTTCTTGTATTAATGGTGGTATTGTTTTTATAATTTCAGGAACTAACTTTTCTAATAATTGACTTGCTAATTTTCCTAATCCCATAATTACTGTTTGGATTCTTGGAAGTATATTATCAGCAACAGTCAATAAACTATCAACAAAATTATTAATTAATTGATCAAAATTTGCGTTATCATCTGCAATACCTGTTAACAAATTTTGCCACGCACCTTTCATTGCATTGACTGATCCTGTTATTGTTGTACTTGCTTCTTTTGAAGTTGTTCCCATAATACCCATTTGTTTTTGAACAACTGATATTGCATTTACAATGTTTCCAAAACTCATATCATTTGCGTCAACTGTAATTCCAAGTTCTTTTTGAACATCTGTTAATTGACTTGCGTCTTTTATAAGTCTTGCCATTTCTGTTTTTGTACCACCGTAACCCAATTTTAAGTTATCAAGCATTGTATAATTCTGTTTTGCAAAACCTTGATATGCGTTTTGTAACATTGACATATCTGTTCCCATTTTATTTGCGTTGTCACTCATATCAATAATTGCACGATTTGAATATTCACTTGCTTTTGCAGTATCTCCACCAAGTGAAGAAAGCAAACTTGCAGAAAAACTTGTTACAGTTTCCATATATTCATTTGCACTTAATCCTGCTGTTTTATAGGCTTCATTTGCATAATTTTCAACCACTTTTGCACTTTCACCAAATAATGTTTCTACACCACCAACAAGTTGTTCATAATCTGCATAACTTGAAATTGCTTGTTTGCCAACATTTATAATTGCACTACCAAGATTTTTTAAACCATTAAGTGCTGAATTAATTGCTTGTGTTCCTAAATTAGCAAGAATCATTTTAAATACTGAAAAACCCTCACCTGTTTCTTTTGTATCTTGTCCTAGATCCTTCATTTCTTTTGAAGTTTTATTTAATTCTGTTTCTGCCTTATTTAATGCAGTTCCCATTTTACTTAATGCGTTTGCGTTTTCTTCTTCATTCTTTGTACTTTTTGCAACTTCTTGTGATAAGGTTTCAACCTTTGATTTTTGGTCCTGATATTCTTTTGAAGTTGTTCCAAGTGTTTTGCCTAACCTATCAAGTTCAGCTTTTTCCTTATTATATTCATCAACTAATTGTTTGTGTTTAGCCGACTGTTCTGTTACTTTTTGTGAAAATGAATTATAAGCATTTCTTAATTCTTCCACTTTTGCTTTTTGATTTTCATATACCTTTGACAATTGTTCTTGTGCCTGTTTTAAGTCTTTTGACTTTTTATCACTTGCGTCAAACTTTGATGTTGTAAGTGTAAGTTCACTTGAAACTTCCCTTAATCCTTGTGTTATATTTTTTAATGCTTTTCTGTATTCATCTTCACCTGTAAGTTTAATTGATCCACCAAAAGAAGACATAAATATTCCCCCCTTTCCCTTAAATTTCAAGTGTTTCACGAATTTGTCGCACGTGGAACATTTTTAAAACCATTCTTCACTTTGTTGTGATTTATTATATAATTCTTCATATGTCATATTATTATTTTTTAATCTTAATTCAACATCAAAATCATCTTTATAATGTTGATATAACTTTAAAAAAGTTTTTACTGTCAGTCTTCCTGTTTCCTTATAAGTCAAATTAAGTTTATTTCTCCCAATGAAGTAAAACCACGTAAAATCAATTGGTGTATTTTCTCTTTCATCTTCATCAGGAATTATGCGTTTTTTGTTGACTTTGTGCTTTCAATAACTGTATCAATTAATTTTTGGTTTGCAGTTTGAAGACCAATTTCTGTTATTAATCTTCCAATTTGTTTTTTTGTAAAAGGTTTTATATCTGTTCCTTCTTCTTCATTTTGTATATCTATACCTTCATTAATCATTGCTTGGAATCCAAATATTAAGGCCTTAATGTCTGCTTCTTTTCCATTTCCTGAAACAAGATCTGTCCAATTATCAAAAGTTTTATATTCACTTTGAATTTCTTCCATTACATTAAGATTAAAATAAATTTTATATTTTTTTTCTTTATATTCTATTTCACTAAATATATCTTTAATTTTATTTTCATTTACATTATCTTTCATTTCATTTAATCCCCTTTTTTAAAATAGGCAGGTAAATTTTTTTATACCTGCCTTGAATTTATTTTTACCTTCAATTAATCCTTAAGCTGAAGCAGTAAAGAAACTATTTAAATATGTTTGTGCTTCTGCCTTTGTATCAAAAGTTGCAGTTGTTGACCACTTACCAGTTGCTAATGATGAAACAACACCTTCAATTGTAGTTGTTCCGAACTCAACTGTTTCACCTCTTGTTGTATCTTCTTGTGAAGGCTCTGAAAATTTTACTTTATGTAAAAATTCAACTTTATATTTATAAACACCATTAACCATTTTTGTTACAATTCTTCCAAATCCAACGTATGGTGCAACATCATCAACATTTCTTGTCATTGCACCTGTGTCACTGTCAACACTGTGTCCCAATAAGTTTGCTTGTGTTGTTATATCTGCATTGTCTATTTCCATTGAAACAGTTCCATTTTGAAAACTTGTATCACTTTCAGCAAGACCATTGTCAGCATAAAGAGAAGCACTGTTGTTTGAAATTGAAACTGAACAGTTTACTGCTTTCCCTGGTTTTGTTGCAACACCATATGTTGGTGATCCGTCTTGTGCTTCTGTCAATGTACCATATAGAAAGTTGTCTAATCCTATTTTTGCCATTTATTTAATCCCCCATTTCTTTATTTTTTATACTGAAATAATATCTTCTGTTTCAGTATCTCTTATATAAGCAAAACAAAGTGTTTTATGGAAGTAACCTGTATCATCTTCATACATATCTGTTGAAGTCATACTTGGTTGCCATTTAAAACCGTTCTGCTCTAATAAATTTTTTAAACTCTTAATAATATTTAAATAATTACCTTTGGAAAATACATCAAAGTCATAATAATCCATATAATTTGTTAATTCATTGTCTGCATAATACGGATCATTAACACTGTGTTCCATATAAGTTACATATGTTGTCTTGTGTCCTGTATATCTTAAAAATTCAACAGGGATTTCCACATTGTCCACAGTAAAATTATTAAATATATTTTCAATTAATTCATTCATTACTTAAAATTCCTTTACTATATTGTTTTTGTGCTTCAAGCATAGCTTTTTCAATTTGTGCCTTCTTAAATGATCTCCTGAAAAAAGGTTTTTTTACAAATTTACTTGATCCATATTCAAAAACATTTGCAACCAATGGTGCAGGTGTTTCAACACCGTTTTCATTAATAAAATAACCATAAAAACCAACTTTTGTGTTTATACCACCGTCACTTGGTGTTTTATAAATCTTTGTTATTTTTAAACAATTCATTATATTACTTCCAGCAAAACTTTTTGGTATATTTGTTTTAACATTTGCATAAACTGTTTCTGCACCTGCTTTTGTCATTTGGCCAAATATTTCATCACTGTTGTTATTTATATATTCAAGGTCTTTTATAATATCTTTTGGAAGTTGCATATCAAATTTTGCCATTAATGTGTCACTTCCTTCGCTTGAATTTCTAATTCTATATTTGCAAAATCAATATTATTTAAATATTCAATTGAATATGTTTTTCCCCTAAAACTTATTAACATATCCCTTGTTATTTCAACTGTTGAAGGGTATCTTATTGTAAAATTAACATAAGCCTTTTCAAAGTCTGTATCATTTGTTATTAATGTGTAACCCCTTAATGTATTAACACTTGCATATGTTTTTAATATTTCCTGTTCAACTTTTATTGGAAATCCGTCATTATCTTTTGTTTGAATAACTTGATATATTATTATTTGTCTGTTGTATTTTCCTGCATTAATTATTTTGCTTTTCATAGCAAGTTTACACTGTGCATTCCAAGTATTGTTTCAACAACTTTATTTAAATTACTTTTATCAACATATAAGGTCCTGTTGTCCCACATATCTTGCACAAGAATCATTACAACAATTACAAAATCTTGATAATTATCAAGTTCAGCTTGTGTCCTTCCTGTGTAATTTATAATAAAAGTAGTTGCAACATTAAGTAAATTATTAAGAGTTTGAAGATCATCTTCTGTGGTGTCAATTAATCTTATATAATCAGCAAGATCTTCAGCAGTTATATCACTGACTTTTGTAATTTCATTCATATTGTTATATCTCCTTTCTTGTAAAAGGAAGTTGCCTGAACAACAATAATTTTTTTATTTTTTCTTTTTTGAAGTTTTTGAAGTTTTTGTTTTTTTAACTTCTTTTTCAATTTTTTCTTCTATTTCTTTAACTTCAGTTTTTACTTCTTCTTTAACTTCTTTGATTTCTTCTTTGATATTTTCTTTTATTTTTTCAATATAACCTGCATTAAGTAAGTCATTAATGATATTTTCATCATTTATGTCTTTGATTTCACCTTTTTTCATTGAAACCTTACCACAGAATGATTTTAATGCCTTAAACATTTAAATCACCCCCTATGCAGAAGTAGTTCCCATTACAAGTCTTGCAACTTTTTGTGCGTCTTCAACTTTAGAATCAAATTCTAACCAACCAACAACACCAACTGCGTGTTGATCAGCATATTTTTCACGTAATACTTGAATATTGATGTCTTCACTAAATTTTGTTGCTAATCCTCTCATATCACCATAGTAAACTACTGTATTTCCTGCACCAATTTCAGGCATATTGTCTGATACATAAACAGGTTTTCCAAGTAATGATTTTCCAAAAGGTAATGAAATGTCATCTTGTAATAAATATCTTCCCATTTCATCTTTTAATGATCTTATTGCAGTTCTTGTGTTTGTAGACATAATCCAAATTGCATTATCTTGATATACATCTTTTACTTTTGCTTGTAAGTCAACAAGATCATCACCTGTAATTGCACTTGCACTTGTTAATTGTAATTTATTTGTTAATGTTGAAAGACCCTCAACTTTTCCATTTGTTCCATTTAACAATTCACCTTCAATGAACATTGCAATATGATATGCCATTTCATCAATTACAAATGCAATTATATCGAATTTTGAATTGTTGATTAATGATCTTGAAACAAGTACCAATGCACCTGCCAAATATCCTGATAATGATATTGTTGTGAACTCACCAACATTTGATGATAATGCTGAAAATTCATTTTGATATGCAACTGTTATTGAAGTTGTGCTTTCATCATAATATGGTATGTCAAATGTACCTTTTACATTGTATTTTGATGATTTTTCTAATATTGGGCATATATCATAAACTTTTTTGATTATTCTGTTTGCAATAGTTTCAGGAACAACTGCACCATTATCACCAAAAGTTAAGTTGTTTGCTCTTTCATTAAGAACAATACCTCTTATATAGCTTTCAAATGCTTTTTCTTCTTCTAATGCTCTTGTTTCTTTACATTTTCTTTCTTCTTCAATTTCTTTTTCAACTTTTATTTCTTCAGTTGGTTTTCTGTCTTCCATTTCTGCAAAATCCTTTTTGATTTTTAATGTTTCCATTATACGTCTTACATCATCACGGATTTCTGCTAATTCTTGTGCTTCTGCGTCTGTAAGCTCTCTTTTTTCTGCTTTTGCTTGATTTAATACTGTTTCTGCTCTTACTATTAAATCATTTTTCTTTTCCATAAGTTCTTTTTCCATAATTATTTGTCCCCCTTCATTTCTTTAATTATGTTTTCATATTGTGTATAATCAATTTCTTGATTAACTTTATTTTCAACAACATCTTGTTGTTCAAGCCTTAAATTATTTTCTTCCTGTTTTTCAATTATGTCATCTTTTGTTTCTTCTTGTGGTTTATCTTCGTCAGTTTCCGTTTTAAGGTCTTTTTCTTCTTCAACTGATACATTTACTTCATCAATAAAATCTGCACCCCTAAAATGGATTTCATTTGTTTCTGCACGTGCAGTTATAAGTGTTCCTTCATAGGCAGGTGATTTTGTTCTGTCTAAAATAGAAACTTCATAAAGGTCTAAATCTTTAACTGCTCTTGTTGGAATACCATTTTCAAGTGAATTTTGAACGTCCCTGTCTGCAAAACCAAAAGACCAACCCACCAAGTCACCATTTTTTGCTTTTTGTACCACTTCAGGATCATTAATTGTTGCCCTTGCAAATAAACCAATATTGTCTTCATTAAGTTCAAGGTTTCCTTCTTTGGTTGATCCAAGATCACGTTCCCAATTATGATTTAAAAGAATATGTATGTCATTATTCCTTTGAATTGCTTTTTTAAATGCACCTTTACAAATTCTTTCTATGAACTGACCTATTCTTGACATTAAAGGCTTACTGTTACGTTCAACTGCATTAACATAACCTGATATTTCAACGGTGTCTGCTCTAACATTAATTTTCAATACTTTCA